TAACCCAGATGGAGTTAGTTTAGCAGACGCTTCCGCTTTTATTGCTACTGAGGCATTGCCTATCACAGCGAGTATTTTAGGTGGGACTCTAGCGTTAGGTGCTACTGCACAGTCAGGCCCCGCTTCAATTTTCGCTACATCTGCTGCTGCTAATGCCGCTTACGGTGCAGCTAGTATGCCACAAGATGCGTTCTTCAGATACGCTGCTGGCAATGATATTGAAGGTGGCGAAATCGCTGGACGGCGCGGAACTGAAATGGCAGCAGGATTTGGGATTGATCTTGTCACTGGTGGCATTGGTTCTAAGGTATCTAAAGGGCTTGGTAAAAATATAGTAAACGAAGCAGCTAGAGAGCTTGACGATGCTGCCAAGATAATGACCAAGGCTGGGTATAGAATGGAAGCTCCAGTTATCGCTGCTGGTGGTAGAAACGCTATCATAGCTGGTCAGGAGTTATCTGGTGCTTTCCCAAATTCACGTTTTGCACAGCAATACTCCAAGATGCGCGATACTTTAGCTACATGGCAACAAGCCAAGTTTGACAAGTCCATACAAGCCCCGAAGGTTGATATTGCAGCTCGCCTTGAGAGTGATGTTAATGAACTAGCTACAAAGATTAAGCGTAAAAATGCTTCCTTAGGGAGTATGCCAGACCAATGGGCGCAACGTAGATTAGCTTCTATCGCCCCAGATGATGTAAACCAAGTTGAGCTTGGAAATACTATTTCTGGAATGGTAGCTGAGGCAGAACAAGTTGGGAAGCAGATGAAGGATGAGGTTTATTCTACATTCTACCAACAAGCCGATGAGATGGGGGTTGGAGTTCCGAAAGGAGAAGTTCTTGATACTATCAAGCAAGCACTAGCAGACCCAAGAAACCAATTTAAAGATAGTCCTGAGATTCGCAAGTTATTGAAGGCAGTTGAAGCAGAACCTTCTGATGTTATCAGTATCCAAGGCTTAGTTAATGCTAGGCAGGCAGCAAGTGGCGCGACTAGCAAGGGTATGTCTTCCTCTAACGCCCAACAAGTAGCATCTGGAGTAGCTGAGGCACTTGATAATAAACTTAAATCTGTAATATCGAAGAATGGTCTTGCGGATCAATGGAAACAGGTAGGACAGACATTCGATGAGGCTAGTTTAGCTTTCCGTAGAAGCTCGCCAGGCAAGGTTCTTAGTGAGAAGTTTGGGGATCAAGTTCTATCACCAGATAAAGCAGTGAAAGCAGTATTATCCGACCCTAAAGCGGCAGAGGATATGCTTATGGCACTTCGTAACACTGGTAACGAACAAGGTGCTGATGTTTTACAGAAACAACTACAAGATTCCTATATTGAGCAGATTGGTTTAAGCTCTAAGGTTGGGTTCACCCCAAGCAAGACTAACTCTAATTACAACCCTGCAATGATTGATACTCTTTGGAGTAAGAATCCACTAGAGGCAGACCGAGTCAAAAGCACAATCAAAGAGATTAACCAGTTATTCAGTGGTAAAGAGGTTAATGCGGTTAATCTTGATGTTGAAGATGTAGCCCAATTACTTAAACCTATATCAATCAATGAGAGGAAAGCTCTTATGGATTCTATTACCGAAAAGGTTAAGCTCCAAAGACAACAAGATCGTATAATGAGTAACGAGATTGTTAAGTTAGCTAAAGAAGGAGATTGGAGAGCTTTAGATAATGATGAGTTCGCTAAAACAATGCTTAATGCTAGAACTACTGATGTTTTAGAGATAACTAACAAACTAAAATTAACCGAAAAAAGAGACATTGGTTCGGATATGTTTGCTATGTTACTACGTAAATACTCAACATCGGAAAAGGCCACTAATGAAGTAAGGCATGGATTCCAACTGTGGGACGCTGATGCTGTTATTTCTGATTTAAAACAATGGAAACGTGGACAGCCAGGTGCGCCACAATGGGTTAAAAACATGGATGTTGTTGCTGGCAAGGGTTTTGTGGACGAGTTTATTGCAGCGTCACGTATGAACTCTGCTGTAAGACCTATTGCGGGAACAGTGGAAGACCCAGTTAGGGTATTAGCATCTGGTTCTGGAGTTAAGCTATACACTTCCCCTATATCATACGGTCATCATAAAGCACTTACTTGGGCATACGGTTCTGGTGCGTTACGTCCTTTCATGCGCTCTTTATCAAGAGATGTTGGAAGCGAGCAATATAGCAAGAATCTTAAACGACTCATGCAAGGTGTTCTTGGTTCTACATCTGGACTTAGGGCCGCAGCTTATTCAGCACGAAACGATGCTGGTTCACAAGAAGCAATGCTAGAACTAATTAAAGCAGTAGAGGACAATAACGAGCGCGAGTTACAAGAACAGTAATTTAGCTTGCCATTTTAGCTGATGGCAATACATTCCTGACAAATGGAGAAAGACAAAGATACTTCGCTGATCGACAGCAAGGAGGAAATGATTAAGTTCATGGATGCCGTAAAGGAACGTGCTAAGGACTTACCTACGAACAGCGTGGAGAACACTAAGCCTGACGTTGCTGTGAAAGCTTTGTGGTTGCTATCCCAAGGTGCGCCTTATACGGAGATTCGCCGTATTACGAGACTATCGCATGAGACTATCAGACGGCTTGAGTGGGATCATAACACGACGCTTGAGAAGAAGCGCAAGGAGTTCTCTACCCGTTACGCTATGGCAGCAATGGAATACACCGACCTGCTGTTTATGAAGGCAGAACGCATCCACGATAACCCAGACCTGCTAGACGATATTTCCCCTGAGAAGCTCGCTACCACAGTTGGTATCATGCAGGATAAATCATCTTCGCTTGCTGGTATCTCAGATTCTGCAATGAATCAAAAAGCTGGACTCTCTATCGAGGATGCTTTAGTGCTGATTGAGGCTTCTAAGCAGAGAAGGGCGCAGAAAGTTATTGATGCGGAGGTTATCGAGTGAACTGGACACCCCACGAAATACTAAGCATCCCGTCTGACGATGAGATTGCCGAGATGGAGGCTAGTGAGCTTGTTGAGCTTTACTCAGCTAGGGAGGAAGCTATACGCAATGCTAATAAAGACCCTTACCGCTACGGATTTAAGCTAGATCATTGGTATAAGGCGTGGGATCAGCTAAATGACGTAAACGAGAACCTTGTATTGGGAGGCAACAGGAGTGGGAAAACTGCATTCGGAAGCTACTCAGTAGTGAAGGCGGCAATCGAAAACCCTGGCAGTATTATCATGTGCTTTGCCCAGAGTTCAGAAGTAAGTATCCGTCAGCAACAGAGTGCGGTGTATAACTGGCTACCACCTGAGTATCGCATTAAGCAGACGAGTAGTAATGCTTATATTAGCTACACACTAAAGAACGGGTTCACAGATAACTCGTTAATCCTTCCGAATAAGAGCCAGATTCTTTTTAAAACTTACTCACAGTATCAGAATAACCCTACGTTCATCGAGGGAGCGGAACTTGGCTCTAAGTCTGCTACGTGGCACAATATCGGTGCTTGGCTAGACGAGTATCTACTTGGGGATGATCTAATCAACACGATGCGATTCCGTCTCGCTACCCGTAACAGTAAGATGCTTGTGACGTTCACCCCTATTGATGGTTGGACTGAGGTTATTAAGGACTATTTGGATAAGGCTAAGACGATAGCTACCAAGGAAGCCGAACTGCTTAATGGTGAGATTGTGCCACATATTCAACTTAGTCAGAAACGTAACGCATCTATCCACTACTTCCACACGAAGGATAACCCATTCTCAGGCTATGAGCGACTTGCAAGCGACCTAAAGAACGAATCCCGCGAAAAGATACTTATTCGTGCTTACGGTGTTCCAGTTAAGTCACAAGCTACCAAGTTCCCTAAGTTCAACAAGGAAGTCAACGTCGTGCCGCATGAGACGATGCCGACTAAGGGTATCACAAGGTATCACATTATTGACCCTGCTGGGAGTAAGAATTGGGCTATGTGCTGGATTGCCGTAGATGGCAGTGGAACGTATTGGGTTTATCGTGAATGGCCTGACACAACGATTGGTGATTGGGCGCAGTGGAAAGGTGGTAAATGGGTAGCTGGAGAAGGTGCGAAAGGACTAGGTTACGGGATGAAAGACTACGTTGACCTTATCCATGACCTAGAGGGTGAAGAGGAAATCTACGAACGGATTATTGACCCTCGCCTTGGAGCTGCGAAATACCAAGCACAGGATGGTAGTAGTTCCATTATCGAGGATTTAGCGATGAATGATATTATTTGTAACCCCGCACCTGGACTCGACATTGAGGATGGATTACAGGCACTTATCTCCAAGATGAGTTGGGATACAAGTAAGCCAATGGATAGCATAAACCGCCCAAGGTTCTATATTTCTGATGAGTGCCAGAATATCATTAGCGCATTATCGGAATACACAGGCGACCAAGGATTAAAAGAAGCTTGGAAGGATATGATTGATTTGTTGCGTTACGCTGCAATCTCTGATATTGACCACGTAGACGGCAGTTCGTTGCAGATTACACGCCAAGGATCGGGAGGATACTAATTTATGAAATACATAGGAGAATATAAGTCTGCAAAAGATGGCAGACATGGATATGAGATAGTGAGTGGCACAATACAAAGTGTAACA